CGCGGACGCCGGGTTCGAGCTCGTCGTACTTCATCTGCTCGCGGATCGCGAGCGTGTGCACGCGGCCGTCGCTCGTGCGCTTGACGCAGAACGAGCGGATGCCGTAGACACGGGCGATGTCCTTCTCCAGTTGCAGCACCACGTTGCCGGTCACGATGACGTGACGGCCGGTCTGGTACAGCTTCGGGCGGATCGCCTTCTGGTCGAGGACGGAGACTGCTTCCAGCTCCTTCTTCGACAGCTCGGTGCCCAGCTCCTCAGGCGAGACGTTGATCTTCGCCAGCATCTCCTTCGTCTTCTTCTGCGGGTCGAGGCGGAAGAACGGATCGCCCGGTCGGAACAGGGCGATGAGGATGCGGTTGTTCAGGTGGTTGACCGCGGCCGCGCCGAGGGACTGGTAGTCCGTCGTTTGCTCCGTGGTCAGGTGGTTGTGGCCGGGCGGCAGGCACAGCTTCGGGATCGTGAGCGCCGCGTAGCGCTCGCATCGCCGGAGGAAGGGGGACTTGATCCCTTCGAGCCGTGCCCAACACGCCGAAGGCGTCTCGTACGGCGAGCCGGGCGTCATCAGATGCCCACGCCGGTGCCGGAATCGTAGTTCTGGCCGAACTGGTTGCGACGACGGCGCGCGGCAGCGATGCTGCTGCCCTGCGTCGGCACGTCGAGCGCCACGTCAGCCACGTCGAGCGGCTTGCTCACGGCTTCGCGCGCGGCCGCCTCGACTTGCGAGCGCGCCGCGGCTTGCGCCTGCGCCTCGGCCGTGGCTTGCGCCGCGTCGTTCAACGCCTTCGTCTGCGCTTGCGCGGCGGACTTGGCCGCTGCGATCTGCGAGTCCGCATTGCGGTTCATCGCGTCAATCTGGCCTTGCACGCCTGTGACCTTCTTCAGAAAGCCCATCAGGGAATCTCCTTGTAGAACTGAGTGCCCAAGGGTTGAAACCCTGCGGCGACGTAGCGCGGCGACATGAGCCCGACTTGGGTGTCACCTGCCGCTACAGCGGCGCAACCTAGAGCGCGGGCCAGCTCGTCGAGCTGCGCGACTGCGCCATCGACGGCGTTGCCGTACTCGCGGCGGAAGCGGAGCACGAACTCCTCGATGAGGAGCTTCTTGCTCGTGTGCCATGGGGAGCCGATGTCGAACAGGATCGCGTAGTCGCCGTAGACGTAGAGTCGAGCTTCATCGCGTGCACGGTGGAGCGCGGCGTATGCCACGTGCTCCTCGCACAGACGCATCTGAGGCGCCGGGCTCTTGTCCCGTAGCCTCAGTAGCGCGTCGTATACCTGCTCAGCCTCGGACAGCATGGCCGGTCGGAGCTGTGGCCTCACTCGGTTACGAGGTCTTCTCGCAGCCGCTTCAGTACATGCTGGATGCCGAGCTTGTAGGCTGCGTCACATCCTGCGTCCTGCGCATGCTTGTCGATGATCGGTTGTCCGAAACTCATCTCGAACTTCCTGTACACGTCGGGGTGGAGTCTGACCACCACCCGGACTTCGGGCTCGTGAGAAGCTGACGCCTCACTCATAGATGCTGCCCTCCTGCTACTGGTTGCAAATACGGTCCCAATTCAACTGAAGAAGAACGGGGACCGAAGGACCTCGCGGATGTCGAGGGAGCCTCGCTCGGGCGGCACGCCGAGCATCAGGTACTTCGCCTGCAGCGCCCGGAGCGGGTCGTGCTGCTCGTACATCCCGACGAACTGCTCGCGGATCAGGCGGAACAACTCCTCGGCGTCCGCGGCGTGCGTGCCGTAGTCGTCGTGGATCATCGCCAGGGAGGCGATGCCGGCGCCTGCTGCGGCCGAGGCCGTCATGTGCAGGTGGCTGGCGTCCATCGAGTGCACGAAGTTCGGCGCCATCCCGGAGCTGTGCCGGCTCAGGCTGGGCTCGTCAGTCTCGGTGTAGACGCGAATCTTCTCGTCGCCGTGGAGGTGCGTGCGAATGCGGTGCACCTCCTGCTCGAAGTAGCACTGGCTGGCCGGGAAGCCCGAGGGCGTGACCCACCAGATGACGGGTTCCTCGTCCTTGCGGAAGGTCTTGGCGATCTTCCGGCTGCCTTTCTTGAGCCAGTCCATGATGAGCCGCCCCTTGACCACGACATCGCCGATGGCGGGCCAGAGGAACTTCATCAGGAACGCGGCCGCGGGGCGCCACTCCTTGCGGTCGAAGCCGGTGTCCGTGCGCACAGCCAGGTAGTCCGATACCACGTACTTCTGCGCCGACTGCTGCGTCACGCCGTAGGGCGTCGTCATCACAGTGCGCTTCACGACCTTGCGGTCGATGCCGTGCGCCAGCCAGCGCTCCCGGAGCATCTGCTCCACCGGCGTCTCGGGCACGTGCGCCTTCATGCGCTCCAGCGTGCGGTCGGCGACGATCTTGTAGATGTCCGCCATCTTGGTGTTCGCCGTGAGGTTCGTGGCCGCGCCGCCCACCTCGTCGCGCAGCATGGCGCTGAGGTTCTGCAGCCCGTTGCACGAGCCGTCCATGCTGATTGGCAGTCGGGACACGAACGCGCCCCCTTGCTCAACCCAGTCGGCGTACTCCAGCACCCACGCCAGGAACTGCAGCGGCTTCTCGGCCTCCTGCCACTCCCGGTGGTTGATCGGGTCCGCGGCGATGTGCAGCCACAGCTCGTGTCGCTCCTGTGCCCACAGCATGCGGGCATCCAAGTCGGCCTTGTCGAAGCCGTACTTGTTCGCCCCGTGGATCAGGAACCAGCGCGTCGCTTCGTAGGTCAGCAGCGGTTTACCGTCAGCGAACTCCAGCAGCGCCTTCTGCAGGTCGCTGCCCTGCGGGTTGACGCCGTAGGCGTACGGGTAGAGCCGGCCCCGCGTGTCGGCGAAGTGCACGAAGTACAGCCGGGGCTCGTCGCGGAAGGTCTCCGCGGTGCGCGTCGCGCTGTAGAAGCGGTTGTACCGGGTGCCGCTGATCTTGCGCTGCGTGTACCACTCGGCGATCTTCAGCTTCCACGCACGGAACTGCTGCTCCTGTGCCGCCGTCATGACCTCGACGCCCATGTCGGGCTTCAGCCAGTCCGGCGCCTTCGGCTTGTCCTCGAAGCCAGGGCCGACAATCTCGCCGCCGGTCACGCCTTCAACGGCGAGCGTCAGCACGATGTCGAGCATGCGGTCGTTGACACGCCACGCCGTGCGCTGCAGCGCGTTGACGGCGGACAGCACCGTTGGCATCGCGGCCTCGCGGTACAGGTGCCGGCTGCTCGCCGGCCCACGCACCAGCAGCGGGGCGCTGCGGCGCATGCGGGCGGTGTGGAAGCCGCCGTCGTCGCCCGTCACCCAGTCCAGCGGAGGCTCGACGCACGGGCCGTAGACCGGCGAGGTCAGGGCGATGTACGCCTTGATCTTGTCGATCTTGTTCAGCAGGCTCGCGGTGAACACCACGTCCGGCGGCACGTTCTTGCCGTGCTGGATGCGGGCGGGCAGCACCTCGATCATGCCGGCTCCCTCGATGAGCCCGACGAGGTACAGCCCGACTTGCTCACGCGCACCGAGCGGCCACTCGCGCACCTTGATGCCGTGCTTCTTCGCCTCGTGCCGCATGGCGTTCAGGCGGTGCCGCTCGGACTTGGACATCCGGCGTTGGAAGTCCTTCGCGAGCGTGTAGTACAGCTCGGGATTCGCGCCGTCAAAGTCCGCGAGCAGCAGCTCGGTGTAGATGCTGCGGCCGATCACCTGCGCCAGACCGCGGACGTTGCACATCTCTGTGCCCAGCCCGAACGTCATCAGCGTGTTCAGCGTGGAGCGCACGGCCAGGAACGCAACGGCCTCGCTGTCCAGGTCGGACAGCAGGCCGACGTGCGCCTGCCGGCGCCCGGCCTTTTTCTCCTGCACGTCGCACAGAATCTGCGCTGCCACGGGCAGCACGAAGTCTCGGTAGACCTCCTTCGCGTACGGGTTCTCGCTGGCCTTGCCAGCGGATTCGAGGCGCAACGCGGACATCTCTGCCCGCCGCACGCCTCCCGAGTACATCTGCTCCTCTACGTCGCGCTGGTTCAGTCGGCCCCCAGCTTGTCGTATCGGATGCCCTTGAAGCGCGGCTCGCGGAGCTTGCCGTCCGGCGTGACGCCCATGCACTCGACTTCGACGATCAGGTCGCGCGGGTCATTGGGCAGGCCCTTCAGGTCGTGCGGTATGCCGCTGCCGACCCAGGACGCGACGCCCTGGTAGACCACCTGGAGCGACGGGACCATGCGCCCCGTCTTCTCGCCGGGTTCGAGCTTCCAGCCGACGACGAGGAGGTCCAGGCTCAGCACGGGCTTCACCTTGATCGCCTCGAACTTGCAGCGCCCAACGAAGTACGGCGCGTTCGCGTCTCGGGCGATGGCGCCATCGAAGCCGCCTCGTGCCTTCATCTCCTTCGCGATGCGGTCCGCGTCGGCGAGGTCGCCGGTCCAGTGCGTCAGCGGGATCACGTACAGCGGGTCGTAGCCGTGCAGCAGCACCTCGATGCGCTCGTGGTACGGGCGCGGGTCGCACAGCTCCGGCGTGCCGTCAGGCAATAGCGCCCATCGGGAAGCATCGAACGGGACGAAGCGGAGCTGCGGCTGCAGCGTGTGCCTGCGGAACGTACCGTTGATGACGGGGAAGTCCTCGCCCTCGATCCACGCCTCTCCGATCAGCGCCACGCCGCGCAGGGTCCATCGCTGCGCGAGGTACGCGCCGATGTGGTCCATGCTCCGCACCTCCTCTCCGGTCGCGCTGAACGCGCCGAAGAAGCGGCCCATCGCGTCGAACGCGAGCACGGCGCAACAGCCGTCGTACTTCGGCGTGATGTCGAAGACGGGCGGGAGCTGGTTGCGGGCTTTGGCTGTGAGCTTGGTGAGGTCGATGGGCTTCTGAACGATGTAATCAGCCATGTCGCTCCTGGTTGCGGATGAGGCACAGGTCGAGCGAGGTCTGCACTTCGGCAAACGTCATGTCGTCCCGGATGGCGTGCTCGACGAGGGCGTACAGGTCCGCCTTGCGCTCGTCGGACCAGTCCGAGAACATCTGCTCGATGGCGAGGGCGGTCTTCGACAGCTCCTCGGGCTCGACCTTCGCCTTAGCGAGCAGCGTTGCGAGCGCGGTGGTGCGGGGGTGCCTCATGCGCCCTCGGGTACCGTGTAGCCCTTCGCCTTGCGGCAGGCCATCTCCAGCATGAACATCGCATCGGTCGCGATGTGCGCCAGCTCCATGAGCCCGGTCTCCGCATCGCGTGGCTCGTACGGGCCGACCAGCTCGGCGTCATGTGAGATGTGCGCCTTCGCCTTGTTGAGCTGGTGCCGGTTCAACGCGGCGCGGTAACGGCGTTGGAAGTCCTCGACGTACTGCCACGAGCCGCGCTCGTACGGCTTCGGCAGCTTCTTCGTGATGGCCCACTGGCACACCTCCGCGACCGCCTCGATGGCGTGCGGCATGTCGTCCAGCACGAGCGTGATGTCGAGCTTGCCGCCGTCGTCCTTGCGGCCGGGTGTGGGGCGCGGCTGCGGCGGGGCCTCGGGGCCGCCGACACAGGCCCTGCAGCCGCCGGGAATGGGCTTGCCACAGGGGCAACTTTGCGGGAGTTGCTTCGTCATGGGGTCGAAGTTCTCCATCAGTTCGTCAGCAGCGCAGCACGCTGCTCCTTCGTGTTGGTGTCGAAGCGGCCCCAGCTCCAGCCACCGCAGTTGTTGCAGTGGTAGCGGGCACGGGTCGTGACTTGCGTGTGGTACGAGCCGCGGTGTTCGACCTTGGTCGAGCCGCACTTCGGGCAATGCGTCTTGCCGTCCGGCGTGTAGATCGCGACGTTCGGGTGCTGCGCCATCCACGGACGAAGCCGCAGGTACAGCTTCTCGGTGGCGATCACGTCCTTCGGGTTGTACTTGCGCATCGCGGCCCACGCCTTCGGGTTCCCCTTCAGGCACTCGGACCAGAGGTCGAAGCCGGGGAACGCCTTGTGCTTGTCCTTCGGTGCGTCCGTCAGGTGCGCCGACAACCACTCCAGCCGATTGCTCGTGAACATCGCGACCTTGCTGGCCTCGACCTTCGTGTCGATCTGCTTGAACGGCGACGGCGGCGTGTACCCGAGCTCGATGAAGCGGGCGTTCAGCTTGCGGATGTCGAAGTGCTTGCTGTTCTGCCCGATCACGATGTCGGCCTGATCCAGCACTTCCCACGCAGCTTGTGCGATGGCGGTGTCGTCCGCGGGGTCCTCGCTCGCGTCGATGTACTGCGTCTTGCGATCACCGAGCCACTTCCAGCAGATGCTGGCGAGGCTCCAGTCGCGGACGATCTGGTTGACGCCGACCGTCTGCTTCCACAAGCCCCACGTGTAGACGAGGTTCGGGAACGTCTCGATGTCGAGCGTGACGATGTTCGGTCCGCTCACTTGCGGTCCCCGAAGATGCGGGTTTCCAGCTCGCGCATCAGCGCACAGCGCAGATTGCGATACACGTACGAGGCTGGCGGTGCCGGTTCGTAGTGCCGATGCGTCTGTGCATTCGCGACTTGCAGAACCTCGCCCTCGACTTCGAGCTTCATCTGCAGAACGAGCGTGTCGCCCGAGGCGTACCAACTCTGTGTCAGCTTCATTGAGCCTTTCGTGCGGCTCGCGTCTTGCGTGCCTTGGCGTTGCGGCGGACGCGCTTCTCCTCGTCCGTGCGGTGTGTCGGGTGCAGCAGGCCGGTCTGGTTGACGCGGTGCTTCTGCAGGTACGTGGGCATGCCCTGCGCCCATGCAGCGAGGTCCTTCACACCGAAGCGGCGGTAGGCGTTCTCGATCTTCCCGAGCAGCGCGTTGCACGAGCGGTGCAGCACGCCGCGGACGGCGCCGGTGTCGTGGTCGTGGTCGAGCACGTCGTCACCCTTGACGATGTGGAACGAGCACACGCCGCAGCGGCCGGATTGATGGAGGTACAGCCGCTCACGCGTCGGCTTGACCTCGGTGGTCTTCAGTCGGATCACAGGTCGGTCACTCGGCCGCGTATCTCAGCGGCGGCGGGTTGCAGCATCTCGGCGTACTCGTGGAGCGGGCCGCCGGGCAGCAGGCAGTCGAGCAGTCGGTCGGATCGGCGCATCCACAGCAGGCACGCCTGCTCCAGCAGCGGCGCACGCCAGGGTTCGCCGAGGCCGTAGAACAGTTGGTACTGCTCGATCACGCGCTCACGCGCCACGCCCTCGTCGGGCGCATCGGCCAGAAGGTCGGAGGCCGTCACAGGCCCGCACAGCTTCTGCTTGCCGTCGAACGTCGCCTTCGGCAGGCCGGGGATGTTGTCCGTGCCATCGCCTTGCAGCATCTGCAGCCAGAACCACTTCCGCCCGTACACCTTGCCGTCCACCTCGAACGCCCAGGTGTCGGGATGCACACGCACCAGTGCATGCGTGTTCCAGTTCAGGTGCCAGCCCGGCACCATGCGCATGTCCTTGTCTTCGGTGAGGATCGCGACGTTCTCGTCGCCGAGGCGCACGCTGTTGATGTGGAACAGGTCGTCTGCTTCGAGCGTGTCGGTCACGACCGTGCGAGGGTCGCGCTCGATCAGCTCGCGCAGCGCCCGCCAGTTGCGGGGCTTCCTGCCCGCGTCGCGCTTCCCTTGGTAGGGCTTGGCGCGAGCGATGGCGAAGCGGTGTCCCTTGTGCGAGGCACCGCTCGTGGCGAGGATCGTCACCCGGTCCGCGCCTGCAGCACGCATCGCGTCCTCGATCTTGCGTTCGAGGTTGCGGCGTGCGAGGCCGGATGGGGTGTCGTCGTTGCCGGCGCAGTAGTACGCCAGCCCGTCGCCGTCAGCGAGCAGCGTCCGCCCGGCCGTCTTGTCCGGCCGAGCGTGAGGCTGTGCTGTGGAAGCCGCCGCTATCGCAGCGGCGAAGTTCAGGCGACGCCTGCGAGCGGGTCGCCCTTGGCGGCCTTGCCGGCGGGCTTCGCCGGGGCCTTGGCGGGTGCGGCCGGCGCTTCGTCGTCGCTCGGCACGTCCTCCACCATGTCGGCGGCCATCGCCTGCAGCTCCTTGCCGCCCTCGGCGAGCAATTGCTGGATCGGCGAGCCCTTGTAGTTCGACGCGCTGGCGATCTTCAGCTGGAACTGGTTGCGCGACTTGGCCGGAGCCGTGACCTCGCCCTTCTCGTTCTTGCGCTCGGGGTACTCGCCCTCGATGAAGATGCTGTCCCACTGCTCCTGGTCGGCGTGGTTCCAGAGGAACACACGCGGCGACGTGAGCGCCGGGTTCACCTTGACCTCGCGGAACTCGCCGGTCGGCTGGCCGTCCTCGTCCGTGACCTCGACGCGCGGCGGCGTGATGGTCCACGCGCCCACGGCCTTGTCGTACAGGTCGGCGGCGATGCGCTTCTGTCCGTCACGGCCGGTGTACTCGCGGTGGATGATGCGGCCACGGTACGCGGCGCAGTCCGCAGCGAGCTGCGCGGCGTGCTTGGCGGTGCCCTTGTAGTTCAGAAGCTGGAACAGCTTGAAGAACCGCGCCTTCTCGTTCAGGCTCAGGGACTCCTTGACCTCGATGAGGTGCGGGCGCACGTCGCCGTCGAACTCCAGCGGCGGGTGGTTCTTGCCGCTGACCTCGAAGATCAGCGTGACTTGATCCACCTGCTTCGGCTTCGCGCCCTGGAAGGACTTCTCGTGCTTGCCGGTCTCGATGTAGCCGACGAGGCGCAGGTTGCACGGGCCAGCGGCCGGCGTGTTGTCCGCGCCACCTTGCTTGGCGACAGTCTGGTCTGCGCCTTCGCTGACGGCCTTGTCGATGTTGGCCGAGAGATTCTTGAATGCCATCAATTTCCTTCGGTAAAGGACGGCACGTAGCCGTCCATGTAGCGGTCGCGCAGCTCTTGGCGAATCGCGGCCGCTCGCTCCTTGACACCGGGGATCGCGTCGTCGTCCATCATTGACGCGCCCCACGTGGTGTCGCTGGGGACTGGCAGTTGCAGAGGCCAGTCGAAGTACCACTCCATCAGGTCGCTCGCTGCTTCCATGCAAGCGTGGAGTGTTGCGGCCACTTCAAGGGCCACATCCTTGTGTGCGTCGGCGTAGGTCGCGTCGTGCACCTGATTGACGAGGAGTCCGAGTCCGCCGAAGTTGCGGCGTCGGTAGAACTC